CCAGCATGGCTGTATTCAACTCGTATGATCTGTCCTCCGCCAACCAGCACGTTATCAACCAATGCACCATATGCATAGTTGTTGACGTTGGCTGTGGCCGGAGTTTCTGTTGGATCAACACCTTCTGAAACAGAACCAAATGTACCATAAGAGTTGTTACCGTTGGTAGCACGTATTGTACCACCAAGCTCAGTTAGATAACCGATATAGGCATAATAGGTAAACACAGAAACAAGTTCCATGCGGCCTAGATTCAATGCCCATGCACCAATACCATCACTGATAACCTGTGTAAAGTCGTTGGCCACGATAGATCTATTACCACCATTATGCAATGAGCCGTCAACTTTTACTCCAGTTACTCCGTAACCAAATGTTGAAACGTTCTGCACATAGGGGCTTTTGTTTCTGATCCAAACGGAAGCATCATCTGCACCGGTACCAGGGTCAAGAGAAACATATGAGCCACCAGATGTGCGTTTGGTACCTGATGGCAAAGTAGCAGTAAATCCTCCGTATAATCCTTTGAGAGTGCAGTTACGTAATCCAGTACCGTTTCTCATATAGAACATATTAGATCCAGTGTATCCTGCGGCTGGCTCGATTACCGTGCCACGAAGCTCGTCACCAACGATTGCTGTGTTTTCTGGAACGCTGATTGGCAGAATCTCTGCATAGGTACCAGTCTTGACAAAAATTGTATTTGTTGAACCAGTGGTTGCAATAGGCACACTTGACGTAGACCCAGCTGTTAATGCAGTAGTAAGGATCGAGAACAAGTTGGTAATTGTACTCGTAGTATTAGCTTCAGCAGTATAACTCAAATTGATTGTTTGACTGATTGCTGGTGAGTAGCTTGTCAGTGTCTGATAATTATTAGCTGGTGCGGCATTGGTCACTGCATTGATCATCAAGTCTCTCAACTTGCCTATTGCCGCAATGATGTATGGCATTGCCGCAGTTGTTGCGGCATTGTAAAAACTAGTTGACGTCTTGAAATAAGCCAATGTGGCTGCAACAGTCTGTGCATTTGATCCTCGGATCAAATCTGACTGTACTGCTTCAACAAGATACTGTGCATCTCGTCTTGTTGAAGCATCAGCAAATACTGAGCCAGGTGAGAATGGTGCGGCACTAATGCTCTTTTGATATATCATCCATTGGTACATTTCTCGTACCATCCAGCTTTGATTTAAGTCAATCAATGTGCTGGAGTTTGTGAACCCTGTGCCAAGATTAACACGTGTACACGCATACTTGATGGTTCTCCATGGCTTGTCAACAGAATTACCATATGCTGGATCATCTGTGCCGGTTGTAGCAACATAGTACACGTTGGGAATTATACCATAATACTGCCAGCTGGCATCGGTTCCGTTGCTACGAAGTATGGTGCCATCACTACCAATGCCTAAACGAACATTAGAAGATGCACCGCGTGTGAGCAAGTCGCCGCGTGTGGTAAGAACATAATTTGAGTCGCCTTCAGCAAGCACGTTCCAGAACACGTTGGTAATATCAACGTCTGGACGATTTGTACCTGCGTCTGCTGTGTGCTGTTGGATACAAACGTATGTGCTTGATCCATAGCTGACAACGTCGTTTAATCTGTAAACTGTGGCTGCTACCCAGGTTGAACGGAATTTGAATCCTTCAGCCAGTAGCTTCCAGTAACCTGTATTAACTGGAGTGTTTCCTGTTGTGTCAAGTGTTGCCTCGTATGTGTTGCCACCGTAACGAACAACGTCACCTGTCTTGTATGCAGTTGAACCAGAATATTCACCACGGTTGTTGTAACCTGTGGTCAATACATTCCACCAGGCACTACCCGGTGCTGGAGTATGAGGACTTGCTGGTGCTTGATCCTGGATGGCGATATAAACATAGCCGCCGTAGGTTACCAAGTCGCCTGTCTGATATGTATTGGCAGATGAGTAGCTGTTTTCAAATTCAAGTCCGCTGACAAATAGTGCAAACTTGGTTGGATCAAGAGTGGCCGTGGATGTGGTATACTGCGTGGTACAAACATATACGTTAGCACCCCAGCGTACTAGGTCATTGACTTTGTAGTGTGTTGGACCATTGGTGTACGTACCTTTCCAGTCAAAACCTTTTGTATATGCTGTCCAGTAAGCCTGATTGGTTTCTAGCAGTGATGCAGAAACGTGATTGGTGTTACAGATGTAAACATTACCACCGTAAGTGACAATGTCATTTTCATTGTAAGCTGTTGTTGCTGTCCAAGCGTCACGAAACTCTGATCCGTCAACCATCATTTCCCAATAACTGCTGTCGTCGTAGAAACCTTGATTGAGATCTGCATCTGAGGTATGTCCACCTACGCAAACATATACTCGGCCACCATACTTGATTACGTCGTCCTTGACATAGGGGTGGCTGTTTGTCCAGTCACCGCGCCAAACGAACTTCAATCTACCTAGCTTAAATTCTGCCATAATCTTGTCCTCACCTTGAGTTTATTATCAGACGTCCTCTGGATAAGGACGGCTACCGTATCTCAATACTAGTTCGCCATCATCATTCAGGTAATACGATAACTTTTTTTCGTCCCATCGATACTGTTCATAGTTTATGTTAGCGTAGGTCAATTCATGATCCAACCCACGGCCTTCAAAAAAATCTAACCCAGCTTCAAATCCATCCCAGTTATCTGTTGCATCGCCTGGGTTGTTTATTGTCAAACTATCAGTACCGCTTTGATTATCAAATCTTGCAACATACAATGTACCAGTGTCGTCGCGCCTGAGTCCATAGAAAAAGCGATTCAGTTTTATTGAATCACTGTCCGGGCTTTGTCCTATGTATTTGCTCATTACGGTGTAATCTCACTATAACTAACCAGCACATCTGCGCTGTTGTCTGTATCTGCTATCACTATCAAACTTTGTTGATAGTATATATTAAATTTTTGATCTCCACCACAGGCTATTAAAGAACATCCTGGAAGGATTTCTACATCTTTGAAAAGCCAAACAGTTACCAAACTATCATTGTCTAAAACTCTTGCACTCACTGTTATTGAATTTTCAGTAACATTAGCAATGTTGAATCCTAATATCACTGCATATTTAGTCACACTCGTAGTCAGCAAAACCGTTTCGATTGTACCGCAGGCTGGACTAATCACATTTCTAAGGTCTGTAGTTGCCATGTTTTTTTATCCGTAAATCATTGCCGCACTTAGTATTTCTAAGGGATCTGCTGATCCTCCAGCGCCTGAACCGCCTGCGGAAATCACCAGTGTATTCTGTGCTGGAATCGTATTAAGTAGTATCCCTGCGCCTGCAATGACTTTGAATCTATCACCGGCAACGTCTGCTGTGATTGGATCTTTGCCTGGCACTTCGATATATCCAAAAAATGGATTGACACTAAACGAGCCTGAAATCACATCATAATAAATTCCGTCGCCTGCTTGCAGAGCGGCTCTTGCTCTTGCATTAGTGAAAAAGATATTTGAAGTTCCTTCAACAATCTCGTCTGAGCTTGGAAAAATCATTGACAAGTTTACACGATTGTTTGCATCGTCGTAAACTGCTGTGATATGGTCATGCACACCGCTGGTCAACAATGCCGCGGCTGCATCTTGTACTGCATCAGTGGTAATACCGCTGTAGCTTAAAACACCTGTTGTAGAGTTATAAGACAAGTCGCCTGTGACAACAATAGCATTACGTGCCACTGTTGTGATTGTAGACGATGCTAGTCCAATGCTTCCTGTTGCTGAATCGTAAGAAAGTAGACCGCCTGTTACTCCAATGGCAGTCCTGGCTCGGTTATCAGTGAAGTAGCGGTTGAGCGCACCTTCTTCGATAACGTCTGTTGTTAATGCGTCTATCTGATCCAGGACGTATTGCTGATCAGCAATATCTACATCCAGCATCCGACGCGGAACTCGTGTCAGGCTCATGATAAGTTATTTATCAACAGCAGAGGATTAGCGTTTGGATTATTTTGAAGTGGGTTTTTCAGGCCAAACCACCTTGTCTATGCTGATATTATCAGTGATATCGCGCAGGGCTTGACGATACTGATCCCATTCAGTGGCCCACTCAGCAGAACGATTTGCCCTTACTGATGGCAATTCTACCCAGTCTGATTCAGCTAAAAATTGATCTCTTTCTCGACGAAGTTGTGCCCAGGCCTGCAATGCAGATTCTGCCAGTTCCGCTGATGTGAAATCAACAACATCAAATGCTTCTACCACGCGATTTTCTTCAACCACATAACGAGTGATCAAATACTGTGATCTACTATGCGTTGGTATGGCATCTGTTACAACAGGATACCAACCCAGCTCAAGCAATGTTTCGTCTGACAATAGATCCAGCCGTGAAACATTTTCCCAATTTTCTGGCAAGGATCTTGGGCCTTCTGTAATCGTTCCGTTTTTTACAAGTGCATATATCATGTTAGTTGTACTTATTGACGAAGTCAGTTGATTCAGCAGTCACCGTGGTTGCTATGGCTGTTGCTGTTGCCCCAGTATTTGTCATCGTTGCAAAATGAGTGCTGGTTGTTCCTGCATAGGTTGTTGCTGTTACTGTGGTGCGTGTTATGTCAACGGTTTTTATAGCACGGCGATTGGCAGCAAAAGTTCCAACAACACCACCATTGGTCAACAACTTGCCGTTTCTATCAAATTTTAGCTGTAGTGTTTGCCACTGTGCATTGTTATCAACAAGCAACCCAGCAAACGTAACATCACACACAGCATTGACATATAGTATATTTTTGTTGATACCTATTGCCCAGCCGTCGCTTAGACCAATGTTGACACCAGTGTCTTGGCGTATGATATCTATTGCTTTGAGCCAGACCCAATCAGCATCGCCCCAGCTGATCTTGCCAACAATGCATCTTGAATCAACTGCGGTGTAACCCGATATTGTCCTGGTACCATACACGATGTAGATGTTGCTGTTGTTATCTACCACGATAGATTCTGGTCCTAGATTCAAATTGGTACTTGTGGCAGTAGTAACCATGCCAGCGTATGTAGGACGATCAGCATGTATATAGTTCATGCTTGTGCCATCGGCAGGAACCCTGACTATGAGTGTTTGTGACGTGGTAGCTCTATTGGCTGCAATGAATATCGTACCATTCTGATCCACTGTCATTGCTGGTCCACACAGGTTGGTATTGAATATACCAAGGCCAGAAGTCACCTTGCCCCATACCTTGGAAAAATCTGTCTTGGAAAATTTTGTCACTGAAATCTGGTTACCAATAAATGTTCCAACATATAGAAAATTTCCAAACTGCTCCAACGCTAAGATAGGATTCTGATTGCCATAGTTGGTTGCATCACCGTTACCGGATGTTTTGCTCAGTAGTATTGCACCAGTTGATCCGCTTATCTTGTGCAGGGCCATGTAGCTGGTGGAAGTGACACCTGACTGTGCATCCGACACAAAATAAATTGAGTTGTCTGTTGAATCATAAACTGCAAAAGGTGCTTGCCTTCCGCCAGTTGAACCTTTGAGTAATGCGCTGTATGTATATTGCCATTGGCGTGTGTGCGTAGCCATATCAAATTTGGCGATTATAGGGTAGCTGTATCCTTGTGCATTTTGTATGTTGCTGATTGCCATTATGAAATAATAGGCATTTGTGCTGTCTGGAAACACACTCACCACTGACCATGGTTTTTCAATAGCTCCTTGCCCAAGTGTATTGTATCTTGACCAAGACAAACTACCAGTAGAGTCCAGCTTTACCCATCGTGACATATAACCCGACGTGGCCAGTGCATCACCAATGGACAAGTATTGATTGTCCAATGAATCAAATTCCGGACGATATCGTATGATCCTGCCATCTGATGTTGCAGATTGGTTTGCAGTCACTCGTTCATAGCTTAGTGCCTTGTATACTGGAGGCACATAGTTTGATTGTTCTGCAATGACTGCTAGTAAGGAAGGTTTTGTCATCTGCTGTCCTGCTGAATCATCGCGCCTCGCCAGATTGTTCCGCCGTCTCGAGAAATGAATACCAGCAAGTCAACTCCACTCACAGTGAATGTCGGAGGAGATCCTCCTGGCCATTTCACAGTAGCTGGCCAGATAATACTGAATGCACCTGGATTGGTCAACTCTACCATGATCACGTTGACAGGAGAAGTTGCGTCTACTGTAAAGAAGAATGTGGTTGCACCGGCAATGGTTGCGCTGAAATGTGCTGCCGAACTTGCATCTAGGATTTGATTACCTGTAACGCTGCCTTTGGCTGACGTAGGGAATGGCTGGTTACCAGGTTTCCAGTTTGTTCCGTTCCAAAACAATACGTTGTTGGTAGTAGGTGCTACTGTAACAGTATCAACGTCATTCAGCTTGTTGATACTGTCTGCAGATGTTATCACAGTAGAATCAACAGATATAGCACCTGTTGTACTATTGTAGCTGATACCAGTACTGCCGCTAAACAGTCCTCGCACAGCGGTATTATCAAGTGAAAATACACCAGTAAGGCTACTGTAAGATACACCAGATGACCCACTAACCGAGCCCCTAACAGATGTAGTAAAATCAGACACTTGGCTGGCAGTGATTGAAATATTAGCTTCTGATGCCGCTGTCAGTCGCCCTTTAGAATCCACTGTAAAGGAAACTGTTTTTGCGGCTGTTGTTCCGTATGCCGCGGCTGTTACTGTGGTATTTGCAAGTGTTGTGGCAAAAGAAGCTGTACCTGATGAAGAGGTTCCTGTGCCAGTAACGTCTCCGGTCAATGTCACTGTTTTAGCATAGTCTTGATTTGACCCAACTGTGACTCTTCCATACACATCTACTGTCAATGTGTTATAGGTGCCCGCTGTCACGCCTGTTGTCACTAGGTCAAGGGTTACTTGTCCTGATCCTGAATCAAAAGAGCTAGACAATCTATTTGTAGGTGCTCCGGCGGCCAACACACTAATAACACCTGAATTACTTACTGTTTGTACGCCGCCGGCAAAAGAAGTAACAGTTATACCAGATCCGCTACTAATGTACAACAGTCCAGTATTGCTAATTGTTGCAGCGCCTGCGGCTTTGACCACTTGCATACCTGTTCCGGCAACAACATCCAATATACCAGTATTACTGATTATTTGACTTCCACTAACCACTGCTGATACAGATATGCCATCGCCGGCACTTACTGAAGTCAATGCAGTGGTACTGATTGTGATATTGCCGTTGCCATCGTTAGAAACACCGATTGCACCTGAGCCGGCTGCTGATCTGATGCCAGTGTTTGTGATGGTTAATGTACTTGTACCTGGCGTTGTACCATTGACTAATGATAAGCTGATTGCCGATCCAGCAATGAATGTAAAAGAATCCGTGTTTGATTTGGCGGTGGCACTATTACCACCAACAGTCAATGATTTGAATATGTATTGGCTGCTGCCTAAATCTGTATTGGCAAAAACGCCCGAAGTTGAATTGTAAGACAAGCCGGTTCCGCTTGATAACGCTGAACGAACACGTGCTTCAGTAAAGAATCTTGCTGTTGAGATTTCTTCAAGATCTGTAGTCTTTAAGATTTTTCCTGACACATTGCCTGCACCGGTCGTGTATCCTAGGTATCCACCGTTGTTAGATAATGTGGTACCACCCGGAAGTATCACTGTGCCGCCTAGCCATATATCGTTCCAACGAAATGATGTATTACCTAGATCATATATATTGTTTGTTACTGGCAATACTGCTGTGTTGATTGCTGTGATACGTTGATTGAATCTAGCCAGTGTAAAATATTTGTTGGTTAATCCTTCTGGCAACTGATCTGTATTTGTCAACACAGTTCCGCCTGTGCTGCCACCTGACATGAAACCATTGCTTACATAAGCAGTAAATCCTGTTGTGTCAAGTGGTGTAGTCAATGTTGAATCGGTGAACAATCTGACCTGTGTGCTGTTGATAACATCAAGATAATAGGCATTACCATTGAGTTCTGTCATTCCAATAACATCTGTGATTGTCACATGATCACCATCAACAAACCCATGTGGTGTCAGTGTTGTTGCTATACCTGGATTAGCTTGTGTAACTGCACTGATAATTTCACTATGGCTTCCACTGCCAATGATAACACGTATCTCATATTGGCCAGAACTTGGGTTGCGATATACGTCACATCCTATGTGATTCCCATGTACCCAAACTGATTCAATTCCGTCTTGCGCACGTTGATTTGTAAACCAACGATTTGTCGGAGAAGAACCTTCTGCCAGCTCATCTGTACGATGATTTGAAATACTTGACACTTGCCCTGTAACATCTCCTGTGATATCACCGTAAAAACGATCTGCTGTGATATTGTTCGTGGCTGTGATATCCACAAACGTAGGTGATGCCAATGTGTCTATGCGTTGATTGGCCAAGCTAAGATAGGATGGTAGAGTGACTCCAATGACACCTGTGCCAGAATTATATGTTATGAGTCCAGTGCCACTGATTGCTGAACGAGCACGTGCTGTGGTAAAATAAAGATTGCTTCCTTCTGGCAAGGCAGTTGTAGATGTCGGCACAGTACTAGCCAGTCGACTATCTACCCATTGCTTATTGGCCAACTGACGCCCTAGTATGGGATTATCGATGCGAATGTCTCTAGATCCAAAATCCACGTTGGTTGCAAAAGCATCGCCGTCTATGCTACCTGCTACTACTTCTGTTATTGATATCTTGCCAAAATCAAGACCATAGAAACTGTGGCCAATGGCTGGAGGTGTTCCAACAAAAGTAATCTGCCCACCTGTGGCAATGGTATAATCAATCAATGGACGCTTGAACATGCCATTGACATATATCAGTGTGTAGTATTCGTTGTAGGGATCGGCAGCAACACCGCCATGTCGTAGCTGGAATGGACCAACAGTACCATCGAATGTTATGTCATCAAAGGGTTCAGCAGGATTAACAACATCACCTGCACCGCCTGTGGATCCGCCACCTGATCCACCTGTACCAAGATGCATGTGTACAACTGTGATGATGGAGTCTTGTGGTGGTGCTTCTGTGAATTCTAGATTGAGGTTGCCATCAAGATTATATGCGCTAACTGCTGGTTGTGTGACGCCGTCAATTACTACCAGTATGCTACGAGGATTGACTGGGCGTGGCTGGCTCAGCGTGAATGTTATCGTGGTATCATCACCCACGAAAGTATCAATTGTGAAAGGAGCAAATCCAACAAAAGGATTGTTGCCAATATACGCCATTTAGAGTCCGCCTATAACTTTATCCAGATATTTACCTGGTTTGCAAATGCCACTTTATGTGAGCAACAATACCGAAGCGAACGCTTCGCAATAGATGTTTGATGATTTCGCCCGCAGTTCGTCGTTGGGTTTCAAATTTATTGGTTTTTCTAGTACCAGCGTGGAGTTAGGAGCAATAGGCACTTTGTTTAGTATGCGACGCAATGTAGTAGTGGTTGCATCATACACGCTGAGTGTCACGGTGGTACCTGTAAGGTCGCTGGTGTTGGAGAAATATAATCCATGGATAACCACACTACGAGTACCTGGAGCATCCGCTGTGTATACAGTGGTGTCTGTTGTGGTTAATGCACGATGTGCGTTGAGGAATGTGCTTGGCATGTATTAGCCCCCTAACGCAATAGCATAAGCAATCGCATCGCCTTCACTTACATAGGTTTCACCAGAAACAAGTGTGCTAGGGCTTATCCAGTTGGACCCATCCCAAAATTCAACTTTGTTTGTTGTTGAATTCCAGCGTTGCGCACCCAGCTGTGGTGCTGATGGTCGTTGGCTTTGTGTACCAACAGGCATGACTAAACTGCCCGTTTGGTCTATCTTGATAGTCTTGCTTTCGCTAGATATCTTATTCTGTTGGTGGTCTAGATTGATGGCCATTGTGATCTCCTGAACTACCAGTATTTACCGGTTCGTCTGACTCAGGAAGCCAATGACCAAGTGGACAAGATGAACTGCGAAGCTTGGTTTTGAAAGGCATGTAACAGCCACATTCTTTACACATGCTGGTGGCAGCTAGGTATCGATCGCAAGATCTGCAGATACGATTGCGGCGGATGGCTTCATCTTCTGAAGCCAGCTTTACGTTCCAAAATTTAGCAAACCTATCACGCTTGTCCATGCTTTTATTATAGCATCCTGCGCAACTCATTACAAGCCTATTTTTGCACCGTTTTTAGGAACCAGCTTGTTTGCAGTAAATGGGGTTGCTGAGTTGTATGGCCAGTTTAACACTCGTTGCAATCCGCCCTGGAGGTGTCGCTGATTGGTATAACCTGCAGAACCTTCTGTCATTGTGTTTTTATCTGACAGTTCGATCAACCAATCCCTGATCTGACTATTGGTATAATTTGGACGCATGCCTGCCATTAGGCAAGCAACACCGGCTGTGATTGGCGTTGCCATTGACGTACCGCTCAACTTGTTTAGATAGTAGCTGGCATTACGAGAATCTGCAACAGCAGATGTGTAGTAGGCTTTGTTTGAATAAGCACCCATGGTCATATGTCCAGCAGTATAGATACTAACCCCTGGACCTGTTTCCGAGAATGTGGCTTTTTGTTCGGTGCTTGTTTGATCTAAAGCGCCAACGCATATCATGCTACTGCCAACAGCATTTGGACCTGTAGGACTTGATCCTCTGTGATAGTAATCTCCATTGACTGTGTTATCCCAATCCAATCCACCTGGGGAATCAATCTTGTGATAGTAATTGCCTGCGGCGCCTAACATGATTACGCCTGCATCAATGCAATCTGAAACGTCTGCATCCAATGCAGTTATACGAACGCCAACCAAACTATTAACTTGGCCGTATGTTGGATTTCTTCCGGTATGTGTATAAGTTGTACCGCGATAAAAAGTTGTGCATGAACTTGGATAGCTGCCGCGCCAGCCCCAGCTGTTGGTGCATACTGTTGGTCGTTTGTTTCCGGCTGCTACTTTTGCCAAATGGAATGCTTTGACAATATCAAAACAGATTGTGTCCGAAATTGCACCTAAAGCACCTCCAGCAAAAATTCGAATGCTATAAAGAGCAGTGCCTTTGGCCATACCATTGTGACTGCCGGCTGCTAAACTGGCGCAATTGGATCCATGTCCGTCGCTGTCACCAATATATCCACCAATTGATCCGCTGGTAGGAGTACTCGGAACGCCCAGACTGGCCCAGTTGAAATCAACAAGTCTAGTAGGACCTGTGCCATCATATGTTGTGCTCCATTCAGGATGTCCGCCAAATATACCCGAATCAATCAAGATCAAATCAACGCCTGAGCCATCCTGGTTGTAGGTATAATCACCAGTAACTTGATCACCAACATACCCTGCATTTAATTGAGAATGTCTGTACAATCCCCAGTTACGCATGGTATTATTGATAGTAACAAAATCTCTATGGAAGTTTTGAGCTGGTTGTATCTTGTGTAATACTTTTTCGTAGCCTAGTTCTTGCGGAGGTCTTGCAACATCCAACACACGAGGATCATTGCGTAGCTGTTCAGCTTCTGCATCAGTGAGTGCATAATGTGTATTGCGATCACTAAATGGTCTTTCATCAATGACAGTAACAGAACGTGCTGGAATAGTATCAACAGCCGCAGAAGAATCTGTCATCTGTGTTATAAAATCAGTTGCATCATTCTTGTCACGCAATGTGACTACGTACTCGCGTTCAGTTGACATTGTCTGTTACCTTATTTTTCTGTGTGATTAACCTATGCGCCAATCTGTTCCATCACTGTAAACTGGTACTTTGTTTGTTCCTGTGCCGGTAACAACTGCACCAAAATTTCCAGATGCTGTTGCAGTTGAATCGCTAACAAAAGCACGTTGTCCTGCGGTTGTTGCTGATGGTAATGTAGCCACTGTGAGCACTGGAAATTTCAGTGATCCTCCTAAGGTAAAGGTAAATGTTTTGTCTGACACGCTGTGGTTTGTGACTATTTCAAGATCAGTATCAGATGTAAAATTTGGAGTACCAACACCGCCGGACACAAAATTGTCAGCTGCCACTGTTCCTGTTACAGTCAATGTTGTTGTTGCACTGTCCCATTCAATGCCAGCCACATCATCAACAGCAGTACCTGTAGCTGAATAGTAGGCCAATTTCTTTGCAACACCTGAGTTCACTGTGCCTGATCCGGCTCCCCCGCCTGCCGCTTCAATAGTGATTGTGTTGGCATCAGTTCTGGTCAGTGTAATATTTGTACCAGCGGCTAGTTTGACATCATCTGTGGTGGAGTTGGATCCAGTTAGTCTTAGATTGACTCCGCCTGTGGTTGTTTCTGCACTGATACCATAAGTTGCACCACTTGTAGCTGTGGAAGCAATAGTGATTGTGTTGGCATCTGTTCTGGTCAGTGTGACATTAGAACCGGCAGCTAGTTTAACATCGTCTGTGGTTGAGTTGGACCCAGTTAATCTAAGATTAACTCCGCCTGTGGCAGTTTCTGCACTGATACCGTAAGTTGCACCTGCTGAGCCGGTAACATTGCTTAAATCAGCAAGAGCCAATTCATGCCCGCCTTCAGTGGTACCATCATGCACAATCAGCGTGTGCTTGGTAGTATCAACTGAAACCTCTCTTGCAAGGCCAGTGAAGGAGGCATTTTGTAGTGTAGTGCCGCCGCGTAATTGAAGTTGTGTGGGCATGTTTTATTTCTCCGATCTTTTATTTATCGTAATCAAGCCCCGAACATACTGAAGAAATTACCAGTGGTAGCACTAACAGGCGGTGTTCCAGAGAATGTCCATCCTGTGTTATTGCTTACGTTTGTTGAATTTGCACCAGCTGACCATGTTGCTCCACCAGTGGCTGTGGAATCCTTAATGCTGAGATAATCACAAGATACTGTGCCCGATGCTTTAGACAAGGTAGCAGCCGTTCCTGATACTGTTGAATTTATGGTTACAAGATTACCAGACGTGCCGCTTAAGGTAAAGTTCGTAAAAGTCTGTGTTGTACCTGATGTAAACTTAACTGTAGAAGGACGAACACTATTTGTCAGAGTGTTGAAAGTGTTGCTTCCAATGATCGTAAAAGGACCAGCACCTGCAAGTGTTAATGTCTGCCAAGACTTTGCACCACCGTTGAAACTAGTAGCTCCGGCGCCTGACATGATTATGTTATAAGTGCCGCTATTGACTGTGAGCTGTGAAGTAGTATCTGCACAACTCCAGGCATTTGTTCCAGTTCCATTAACATACACAGTTGACGATCCAAGATTAAGCACCCTGTTGTAGGGTTGATTGCTACTGAATATGTTTGTTGTGATTGTGTAGTTTGCTGTATTGAAAGTACCAGAATAAAAAGTCACTGCTGAAGTTGTGAGTGCGCTACCCAACGTAACTGTATATCCTGTAAGATCTATTTCAAGGTTGGCTATCGCTACGCCATTTGTGGTGATTGTGGTATTGCTAGAACCCGCAACATATACCATCAAAGCCGACGTTGTTACTCCTGTTGCCGCTATGGTTAAACCACCAGCACCACCGACAAAAAAATTAGAATATGTACCATTAAGTGTCAACGTACCGCTGGCCGGGCCAGCTATACTGACACTTGCTGGGACGTGATATCCATATGTATTGCCATCAAACGTGACACTATAGCTACCTGACGAACTGCTGGAATTGAAGTATATGCTGTCACCGTCAGTGGGTATGCTGGCGCCGCCAGCACCACCGGATGTAGCGGACCAGTTGGCTGTGTTAGTTCCGTCCCAAGTACCAGTTCCACCAACCCAATATCTATTAGCCATTTGTCTGCTCCCTTATTGGAGGAACCACAACAAACGTACTGGTATCAAATGCTTCTGCGACCATTGTATCGTGTATGATTTTCCAGTTACTATATCGCTGTTGCTTGATATCTTCAAAAGATTCAGACGTCAGCACATTGTATTCTTCTGGTGTTATTACCAGTGCATCACGATAGACATTGCCATCAGCCTCTACCGTGAAGGAAAGTTGATACCATCCATTTTCAAGTATGTTGTATTCCATGTGTCTTTCCTCCTATCATGCTACAGCAACACAGCGCCACTTGCTGGTCGCCGCATTCCAGATAAATCCAACATCACTACGTGTGGTTGTAATACCAGTTGGCAATGTAACCGTTGAGCTTTCAAACGATGTTCCCCATGCGATAGTAGGAGTACCAGATGTAGCTGTGAAAGCAATCCACAGCTTCTGTCCATTTACTGGAGTTCCTGTTAAGCTGGAAGTCATTGATGTTATGTTTGCTATTTGTGCTGTTATCACAACCATATCATAGCTGTCGGTATTGATTGCTGGTGTTGCACTATTGGCCGAAAGTGCTAACACACGAGATTGCACACGCTTGTTGGTCAATGTTTGTGTATCGGTTGTTCCTACGATGGTTCCTGTTGGAGATGTCTTTGATGTTCCCCAAGCTGTTCCTGTTGACACAGCAATACCAGCATCTGGATAATCCATTGGGCTACTGTTGGCAATGGTAATTGAACCTGCACCGTTTGTTATTGTTATTCCTGTGCCTTGGGTAAGTGTGGCTTTGGCCAGTGTATTTCCTGTGGTATTACCTATTAGAATCTGACCATTGATATATGTGGTTTGACCTGTACCGCCGTTAGCAACGGCCAGCGTGCCAGCAAGCGTAATCGTGCCTGCGCTAGTGACCGGTCCGCCTGAGGTTGTTAGGCCGGTCGTGCCGCCAGACACTGCAACGGACGTTACTGTTCCGCTACCGCCTCCGCCACCCGTGGCCCAGGTTCCGTCACCGCGCAAATAAGTTGTACTATCTCTGGTTCCAGTTGCTGTGATATTTGCTATAGGAACTGCCAGTGTTCCTCCAAGTGTTAAACTACCCGAAGTAGTAACTGTTCCTGTCAATGTCAATCCGGCAACTGTGCCAGTTCCACCTACTGATGTCACTGTGCCAGTTCCACCGCCGGTTGCCGCAATAGTGATTGTGCTGGCATCTGTTCTAGTCAATGTAACATTAGAACCGGCAGCTAATTTAACGTCATCTGTAGTGGAATTAGAACCAGTCAGTCTGAGATTTACACCACCTGTGGCAGTTTCAGCACTAATGGTATAAGTTGCACCGCTTCCTGATATTGTGCTCCAGGATAGATTTCCTGCACCGTCTGTGATCAGTGCTTGTCCAGCTGAACCACCGGTTATGCTGACCTTGCTTGGTGCACCTAACAGTGTCTTTCCTGCAGGTGCAATAGTTAAATCTGTACCTGAAAAGTTTGATATGCTGTTGACATTCAACTGTCCTGCTTTGGTTATCTTCACACGATCGGCTATGCTTGTACCGTCATGTGTACCAAAAACCCATTCAGTTGGCATGCTTGTGGCACCCGGTGTGCCATTAACAACAGCTCTAAGTGTTGCACCCACATAAGGTGCTGTACCATTCCATCCGGCAGCTACAATGTTTGCTAACTGATCACCAGTTTGTGGCAATAATTTGGCTGCTGATGTGCCTCGGCCTCTTAGAAAATTAAAAGAGTTTGTTGGAACGCTGTTATGGTATGATTGAAAACTCAGTCCAGAAAAACCAAATCCTTCACTATATGCGCTCTTGGTGATAAGAATTCCTGGTACTGTGAGTACCTTATTTGTGTTGTCGTACAATACCGGCGAAGGCATTGGTGCAAGGTCTGTTCCATTTACGGCATAGTATGCAAGTTTTCCAACTGTTCCAGAACCAATTGTATTTGCCATGATATTTCTCCTGAATCATATTGTGTCTTTTATAAAAGACATCTACTTGAATTATTTACCATATCACACAAAAAAACCTAGATCAACATTGGTAATAGCACCATTCTCGTTAAGGTCCAGGGTGATCATTTCAATCGTTGAACCAAACGCATCAACACCGCCTCCTGTGCTTGTTATGCTGCCTAGATTGCCTGATGATAGCACTGCGATAGGATCCAGCGTCTGTGCGGCACCAATTGATACCCATTCAGTTCCTGTGTCATAATAAATTCTGTTTTCTGTGCTGTCAATCCAGATCCTTCCAACACTACCAAATTCTGGCTTGACTGCGCCAACTGAAATTGATTCTACACCGGTACCACGTAACAGCGTAAACCAATCTGTAAAACCTTTTCTTACTTCAATTTCTCCAGCAGTGGTATTGAAACGTATGGTTCCTGGTAGTGCATTTGAAGGACGCTGAGACTCTGTTCCTCTAGGTAACTGTACACCATTGGTACTGTCAATGATAAGTCTGTCGTCTGGGCTAATTTTAGTTGGCATGATTAAGATCTCCAGAAGTATTTACCGTTTGAGAGGACAAAAAAATACCGGGTATTTCTACCCGGTATTTGTATTGCTTTAAGGCAACTTGGATTAAGCGAAAACCAATCCAGCAACTGCAATCTTGTTCAGATAGTCAGCGGCGTTACCGAAGCTTGATGAAGTGTTGGTCAATTCAACATATCCGTAACGTGTCATGAAGCTGACAGTTGGTTCGAATGTGTTTGGATCAAGCACAACACCTGAGCTCATCAATGGAATGTATGGGCAATAGAAACTTGCGGCATCCATTTCATTTGGTCCCTTGTAACCAATCAATACTGGTGTAGTGTCAGTAGCATAGCTATCAACATAAACACGTACTGAGTTGTTCAAAGTACCAACAAACTTGGTGTTTGTAGGAGCTTCAAATGTACCTTCTGTTGTACGAGCGAAAGCAGAAGTAGTAGCAGACTGAAGAACTGTCAAAGCTGTTGGGCTTACAACAATCCAGTTACCTGCGCCACGACGTGTGCGCTGTGCAATCTGGTTGGCTGCACGGTTGATCATGATTGCCAATACTGCATGGCGATCACCAACGTAGTTAGGAGTACCAGTGAAGGCAGTTCCTGTTGTTGGAGTCATGTCAAATGTGTCGCTTGTACCTGAAAGAGCACGTAGGCTGGTCAACAATTCCTGGTCGATTTCAGCTGTGATTTCTTGTGCAAGTGCTGCCATGATTTCTGCTTCAACATCAAGACCATGCATTGATTGAGCGTCCTGAGCAGCCTCAAATGTCCAGCGAGCTTGTAGCTTGCGTGACTTGGCTTCAACAGTTTGCTTCAAGATCTGGATGTTTAGCTTCTTACCACCGTCACCTTCGAGTGTGCTAGTAGCGGCTGCACCAGGTGTGCTTGTTGACAAGTTACCTGAGTATGCCTTAGCAATATCGAATGGACCAAGTGCTTCGTCACCAGCAGTACGGCCAGCGGCTGTTTCTGCATAGCGAACACGCATTGTGTGGATCTGGCCTACTGGACCAGTCATAGGCTGAACACCAAGAATTTCATTGGCGATCACGGTTGGCATAACACGACGGATTACTGGAAGAATAACCTTGTTCAATACAGCGACGTTGCCGGCTGTGGTTGAAGTGGCTGCACTTTCAGTCATGTACTTACGTGTATTTTCTAATACGGTCTCCATAACTGTCTTACGGTTACCTGAGAGTCCTTCAACGAGAGCCTCTTTAGCGGCTGACCAGTTACGGGACTCGAAAAGTTTATCGGACATTGTAATTCTCCTGTTATTACTTTGCGATTCCGGCAAGTTTCTTAAGACTGATTATCGAACCATCATCAATGGCAGATTCAGAAGTCTTATCACCTGTGGCAGCACTAGTGTTCTGCTCTTGGCGACTTTCGATAAGCGGCTTTTTACCGGGACTGCGGCCACTCTCGTTCAGAACTGACGGAAGATATTTCTGGTATGACTCACGAAGCTTTTCAGTCGAAACTGTGCCTAGTAGGTCTTCCATGATACCACGCTTGTCTTTCGACAAAGGCGCCATCAATTCTTGCATAACACGATCGCGCTTCAACGTATCTTCTGCGATACGAGTTTTGCGTTCAGCGTCAGCTATTGCTTGTTGCTTGCTTTCAACGATCTGTGCCTTTTCAGCCACAGCTCCTTCGAGAGCAATGATCTTGTCACTCAGCTTCTTGAGCTCAGTAGCATCTGCAAAGTGCGATGCCATAAACTCAGCGGCGTATGCTTCCATGATCTTACGACCGAAAGCATTCTTGCGAGCTTCGGTAATGTCTTGCTTCAATTGGCCAATTTCCTTGCGGAGTGCTTCGCCAATAAAGGCATTGGCTTTGTCAGCAGCCTGAGAAACGAATTTCTGCTTGGCTTCCTTGATTGCCTGCTTGCCTTCTGAAATCAATTGAACTCTGGTGTCGATGAGCTTTTGCTCTTCTTCACGCAATTCATTCAGTTCCTTGGTTAACTTGCGAAGTGTGAATTCTTCCAACTTCTTAATGCTGGTTTTATTCTTTTCGCGGTCTTCTCTCAATTCGTTGATTTCCTTAGCCATCGTTTCGTTTACAAAGCGATTTAGTAGCTCAGCATGCTCAGCCACTTTCTTCTTGTATTCTACACGTGCTTGTACCATTGCATCGCGATCTTGCTTGAGCTCACCGAGCTCTTTCTGCAAGTTTTCGCTGATGAAAAGGTCCAATGCTTCGACCATAACTGATTTGTCATGCTCGTAACGCTGGGAGAATTCCTCACGGAGTTCTGCTAATGCTTCAGTCTTGTTTTCCTTGACTTTTGCATCCCAGGCTTCTGCTAGCTTGGATTTCACATCTTCTGAGAGTACCTCGGATCCGAAAAGTTCTGTAAAGTTTGCCATCTCTTAGTCTCCTTATTTCAGGCTACTGATGAACTTTAGAACCTCTTCGTGGAGGAACTTCTGCGCCCGTCTGTCATGATTCACTGCGCCAGCGACATCCATCAATGCTGCGCGACGCTTATGCATCATGGCCCTTTCATAGATTGCTGTGGGATAGGCATCTGGTGCACTGGGTTGTGCAACGATATCTACTGTGACAATATCAAAGTCTTTGACGTTTCCGTCTTCATTGACATTACCACTGCCTCTACTAGAAACTCCTAGCTTGACACCACTTTCCATCAGGGTCTTGATGATATTACCCATTGGAGTAGGTAATACCTTAAGTTTGCCATAACCATTAGGACCGTCCATCCACATTGATTCGATCATGTGGCTTACACGGTCTATGTTTACGGTTAAATCTTCTGGGTGATCTGCCTCACCCAATACGCTGTAACCAGAGTCTAATCTCTGTTTGACGCTATCAACTGCCTTAGCAATCTCTTGCACAGGATACACACGCTGGTTCTGGTTCTTCACGCCACCTTGTATAAAGATGCCGCTCATGATCAAAGACTTACCGCCGGTAGAGTTGTCTTTTGCTTCGACAACCATACCTGCTTGATCAAATGTAAGTGCTTCTACCAACGGTAACATGTGTATTATGCTCCGGAGATCGGGCTTTTAACATTAACACCGGAAGCCTGTGCTGTTACTGGCTTTGGTGCTGGTTTTACGTTTGGCTCAGTTGTGGAATTCAAGCTCTTTGGAGCGGCAACCTTACCACCAGTTTCGTTACCTTGTCCAAACTTAACAGCGGCAGCGCCGTTTAGTGGAGCATCAGCCTTGCGAACTGGGCTTGACTTGTTGTCAGCTTTGTCACCGTTGTCTGGTGAAGCAACCTTTGCAAGGTCCACTGCTTCGCCTAGTGATTCTTCTGGCATGTCTGTTGGTGCTTCTTCAGCATCGTCAGCTGGGGCATCATCGCCTTCGCCGTTTACCAACTTATCAAATTCTGC